GAGTTTGCTAATAATAAGAGGCCAGGTATACTGGCCCACATTTATGTACGTCACTTTGGTGACTTGTATGGTGGACAAATAGTTAAGAAGATGGTTCCAGGATCTGGTATGATGTACGAGTTTCCTGACCGTGCAGGACTAATTGAAAAGACCCGATCTATGCTAACTGAGGACCTAGGTCCAGAAGCAAGAATGGGATTCGAATTTGCTATAGCGCTATTTGAGGATCTGGTTAATGAGCTTAATCTTTGATAGACTAGAAGAGCATGCGGGCAATTTACAGTCTATACTAAATTCTAGGCTGTTACGCTCAGATGAGACGCACGATTTTCCATGGGACAATTTAGTATATAATGGTAAAGGATCAAGAAGAGCTCACATTGACATTGTAGATAAGCGTAAAGAAAAGAAGCTTTATATGATGCACCTTTGTGTATTTCCCTCTATATACTCCTCTGCCCCTATATACGGATTTGATCTTATCGCTGGGCCAAATAAGGTAACCGGTGCATTCCACGATTTTAGTCCTATAAAATGTGATCACCCTCTTAATGATATATTTTATAATAGGGTTAAAGGATATTCTTGGAGTAAGAAACGAGAGTTACCTGAATGGGCTAAAGCTATATTCTCTGAGAACATGGTATCAGCTGGCAACATAAGAGATTCAAAAGAGCTAGATGAAGTACTTAATTTATCAGTTTGTAATCTGCTAGAGTACTTAGATTACCTTGAGGGTGAAACCGAGATTGTTTCATCTGCCGAGCAACTAAAGATTATTACAGACTACACAGAAGCACAGAATCGTTACTGTCACTTTCAAAAGCAAAATCCTCACACCCCACGAGTTATGGAATCACTAGGCTATGATCCAGATACCGTAAATAGATTTATTCAGACCTGTCTCTTCCCAGAAATATAGCCATAAATACTAATAGAGGTGTTTCTTTAGTCCTCTTTTAGTATAAATAGATGAAAGACCTAGGATTTTATCAATGGCTATATACGCAAACCTAACAGCGGATCAAGGTTCTACATTTATTAGTGTAGTATCATTAGTAGACGATACTAATGAGCCTTTAGATCTTACTGGTTACACTACTAGTGGGCAAGTAAGAAAAACATACAGTTCAACAACTTCTGTAGATTTTACTACAACTGTTTCTACACCAACAAACGGCCAGATTCAACTTCAGCTAACTGATATACAGACTGGTGGAATGAAAGCTGGTCGATACGTTTACGATGTTGAAATCTCATCTGGTGGTGGTACAGTTACAAGAGTTATTGAAGGTCAGTTGGAGATTACTCCAAGCGTTACTAGGGGATAAGAATGGCAAATATAAAAGCTACTGTTGGGATTAACCCCTCAACAAACCTTAAAGCTAAAATAGCTACTAATAGGGATAAGCTTAGAGCCCAGACTATCGGCATCGGCCAACCCACGTCACTAAATGATATGACTGATATTGACATGTCGTATAAAGAGCAGGGTGCAATGCTTGTATGGGATGAATCAGCCGGGCAGTGGAAGGCAAAACAAACATTAGCCGATGGAACTAGTTTCGAAGGCGGACACTATTAAAAAAATAAAGACAACGGAGATTTAGATGTCTACTACTATTATTCGCGTAAAACGAACCAGTACAGCTGGTGATCCTAGTACGCTAGGTGATGGTGAATTAGCCTATTCAGCTGCGGACTATAGCACCGTTTCTGGTGGTGGCCGATTATATGTTGGTATTGGTGCAGAAACAGGTGGTGATGCAGCATCTCACCTTGTTATTGGCGGTCAATACTTTACAGATAAATTAGATCACCTTCCTGGTACTCTTACAGCTGGTTCAGCTCTATTAGTTGACGTTGACAAGAAGCTAGATAATCTGAAAGTAGATAATCTAGATTTTAACGGTAATACTATATCTTCAACTGACGTTAATGGTAACATTGTACTGTCTACAAATGGTTCAGGTATTATCTCTGCTGATTCTACTCGAATCTCTAATGTAGCTAATCCAACATTAGACCAAGATGTGGTTACTAAGAGCTATATTGAAAGCGGACTCAATGACGTAAGCTTCAACAACATTGACGCTTCTGGCAACTTGCAGATTGATGGTAATCTCACCGTTGGCGGTTCTACCACTACGATCTCTGCTCAGAACTTGGCAGTTTCAGATAACATGATTTATTTGAATCAAGGTAGTGAGTCAGGTGTTACAGGAGCTTCTGGTGACGGAACAGACGTAACATATACAACATCTGGACACAACTATATAGTTGGTATGAAAGTTGAGGTAACTAATGTTACTCCAGCATCATTTAATGTTGTTGATGAAACGATTACTGCGGTAAGCGGTGATGACTTTACGATATCTTCTTCAAATACCGACACATTTGTTTCTGGCGGTGAAGCTCGAGGTAAAACATCAGCTAATCCAGACCTTGGTTGGTCAGCTGGATATGATGACGGCACATACGCACATGCTGGCTTCTTTCGCGATGCTACTGATGGAAGATTTAAGGTCTTTGATAGCTATGTTCCTGAACCAGATGCAGACGTGTTTATCGACACAACCGATTCATCATTTGCTTTATCAGAGATTCAAGCTGAAAACTTCTATGGCGAATTAGTAGGTAATGCAAGCTCAGCTACGATTTTGCAGACTACACGAACACTTTCAATATCAGGAGATGGTACTGGTTCACAGACGTTTAATGGCGGATCTGATTCAGATATAGCCTTTACTCTTGCAGACTCGGGTGTTACAGCTGGAGCATATGGTTCACAGACAGAAATCCCAACGTTTACTGTAGACGCAAAAGGTCGTTTAACATCAGCTGGCGTTGTTACCGTAGCTACAACATTAAACATTAACGCTGACAATGCAACATCAGCTTCAGTTGATCTTCTTTCAGAATCACTAACGTTTGCTGGTGGTCTTGGCTTAATAGCAACTGCAGCATCAGGTACAGATACTCTTACATTCGGTGTAGATATTAATTGGTTTGATGAAGCGGCACAAGATGCTCTAGGAACAGCTATTGCAGCTGGCGCACAAACCAATATCTCAGTAACATATGACGATGTAGCAGGCTCAATTGATTACTTTATAAATACTGCTACAACATCTACTCTAGGTGTTGCTAAGTTTAGTACAGACAATTTCCAAGTAACAGCTGGTAACGTTGAAGTGATTGAAGTTAATGGCGGTACTTACAGCTAAGGATACAAATAATGGCTAATCCAACAACTAGGGTTACCCTGGTCGACTATTGTTTACGTCGGCTAGGATCTCCAGTAATTGAGATAAATGTTGATGAAGATCAGATTGAAGATAGAATTGACGATGCTATGCAATTCTATCAGGAGTATCATCATGACGCAACTATTCGTACATATCTAAAACATCAGATTACTGCTGACGATATTACAAACAAGAGTATCCCTATTAGCGATAGTATTATCTACGTAAAAAACGTATTTCCGATATCCGCTTCTAACTCTACTTCTGGCATGTTTGATATTAAGTATCAGATGCACATAAATGATCTATATGATATGAGCTATATCGGTGATCTTGTGCACTATGAGATGCTACAGCAATATATTTCTTTACTTGACCTGAAGCTAAACGGTTCAGGTATGTTTACCAGATATAATCGGCATATGAATAAACTTATGCTTGATATAGACTGGGATACTGAGTTAAAGGTAGACGACTATATTATTGTTGAATGCCAAGCTGTAGTAAGTCCTTCCTCATATCCAGACATATATAATGATATGTTTCTTAAACAATATGCTACAGCACTGATTAAACAACAATGGGGTGCAAACCTTATAAAGTTCGACGGAATGGCAATGCCTGGTGGTGTTACCGTTAACGCTCGTCAAATCTTTGATGACGCAACAGAAGAGCTAAATACAATTAGAGAGCAAATGCAATTAAATTATGAAACCCCTGTCGACTTCTTTGTAGGGTAAATCATGGCTACTAATGTATACTTTTCGCAAAAGGTAAAGTCCGAGCAAAACCTTTACGAAGATATTGTTATAGAATCCCTGAAAATGTACGGGCAGGATATCTATTATCTTCCCCGTGATGTTGTTCACGAGGATACAATACTTAATGAAGATGTAGAAAGCAAATTTGATGCTTCCTATACTATTGAGATGTATATCGAGAGCGTTGATGGGTTTGAAGGCGACGGGGATATTCTATCTAAGTTTGGTGTAGAGATCAGAGACCAAGCAACCTTTATAGTTTCCCGACGTAGATGGGAACAGCTTATCGGTATTCATAATAATGGTATTAACTCCGTTAGGCCAAATGAGGGTGATCTTTTATATCTTCCCCTTTCTAAAGGCTTATTCGAGATTCGCTTTGTAGAAGACGAACAACCATTCTATCAGTTATCTAATCTTCCAGTCTATAAGCTTCAATGTGAGCTATTTGAGTTCTCTGGTGAAAAATTCAATACTGGCCTTGTTAATCTTGACGATAATATTAACAGTCAAGCTACTCCGCAGTTAAATATTCAATTAGGTACAAACAACAATTCAATTGAATTTATTATTGGGGAAAATATACAGCAAGAGATAACGTCAGGCTCTGGTGAATATATTACTGGTAATGTTGTAGCATTTGATTCTGTAACAAGGATAATTTCTATAAACGAATGGGCAACAACCGACGGTAAGTATCATGACTTTAATCTAGTTTCTGATTTGGTAGGCTTAACCTCTGGTGCTACCTATGATGTTACTAACGTATATCAGATTGACGATACGCTAGATAAGCAGGCGTTTGGTAATGATAACCTATCCCAAAACCAGGAGTTTGAAGCTGTTAAAAGTGATATTATAGACTTTTCTGAAAATAATCCCTTTGGAGATCTTGGTTGATGTTATCAGATCATTTCTATCACGCAGCTATTCGTCGTACTATCGCGGCATTCGGAACTATCTTTAATGATATTAAGGTAGTAAGAAAGGATGGTAGTGGCGAGGTAAAAAATATTACTCGTGTACCTCTAGCATACGGACCTAAGCAAAAGTTCTTAGCTCGTATAGAAAGCGAGTCAGATCTAGGTACATTAAAAGGAGGAGTAGCTATTAAGCTTCCTCGCATGTCATTTGAAATTTCTGGAATGACATATGATGCTGCTTCTCAAGTAAACAAGATGAATCAGCTTAAGCTAGGTTCTATTACATCTGGGACCAGGCAATCAGTATATACCCAAACGCCATATAAAATGAATATTGATCTTTCTATAATGGCTAAGAATCAGGATGATGCATTACAGGTTGTAGAGCAAATACTTCCATACTTTCAGCCCGATTATACTATAACAATTAAAGAAATACCAGAGATCGGGTTAAAGACCGATGTACCTATTGTACTTAATGCGGTTAGTTTAACTGACGATTATGAAGGGGATTTTGTTTCACGTAGAGCTATAGTGTATACACTTAGCTTTGAATTACGTGTAAAATTTTATGGACCTGTTAGAACAAAGAATGTTATCCTTAATTCTTCAGTTGACCTAAACGACCTAGATACCTTTGGGTTCTTGGAAGAGGTGTCAGCAGCTGGAGATCCGGATACTCTTGATTTGGATACAGGAATTGATATAACCGACGATAA